TTCTAAATGAACTAAAACCTTGATTCGCTAAACTAACATCTGAAACTTGTGCCATGTATTAATCTATATCCTTTCTTTTTTAACTTTGCAACCCATAACCTTTAGCGATGTAATCAAAAGTTCTATCAACTGATGCACCACTAGAGTTTACAAAAGCAATAGTAAAACCACTTACAGTCTTAGAACTAATTGTAAAAGTATCGCCAGTTGCCATATTTTGTGCTGCAATACCTATCGCTGGTACTGCATAAAATGGGTTTGTGTAAGTGATTGTTTTACTGCCTGATGATGTAGCAACATCGCTTTCTGCAAAAGTTCTCTCTTCCATATTTAATTTTATCTGCATTTGTTTGACGTTACTTGATGTTTGGTCATCGTCATTTGTTAATTTAAGTCTAAATTTTGCAAACTTAAATTTAAAAGTTGCAGATTGAGTAATATCAACAAAACTTGTGCAATCAGCTAATGCTGTAGTTGAGGTTGCTATTTGTACTCTATGGAATGCGTGTATTTGTTCTGTGCCATCAAAAGGTGCTTTAGCCTCATCAAATAATAATGCACCTCTACCACTGTCAAATAAATCGTATGGATTTTCTGCATCAAGAGTAATTGTAGGCTCTATGTTACCATCATAAATCTGTGCTAAAGTAAGACTATTAACAAAATTATAAAAACCTTTTGCGTCTCTATTTGAGTCGTTAAAGTTTGGGTTTGATGTCGTATCTGTGCCTCCTAATTCAAAATCACCACTTGGCGAATCGAAATTACCCACAGTGTCATCAAAATTAGTAACTGTATCTAAAGATAATATAGTATCACCAGATGGGTCTATTTTTACAGCCAAAGGAAAACTAGCGTCCATTTGATCTGCCCCAGTAAAAATATCAGGGGTTTCTGTAATAGTAGATATTGTTTGATATGCTTGTATTGCTGATATGTTTGTCGTAACGATAGTTGCCTCTGCTGAGGTATTACCATTTTTATCTACTGCTTTTATTAGATAACTACCAGTTCTGGCTGGTACTATTGCCGAGTCGCATTTTCTTCTAGGACATCTAACTAAATTTGTTGAGTTTAGCCAGTTTGCACCAGTTGTTACATTTTGATACCTTATTTCATAGAAAGATATGTCTAGGTCTGATTGCTGACTTGGTGGAGTCCAAGTAAGTTTTAAATGATCTTGACCATGTAATTCAACAGCAAAATCTTGAACATTACTAGGCACTTCAACGCCACCTACGATAGTTCTTGTTGTAGATACAAATGTTGATTTTACCCCAAGAGTATTGACTGCTCTTGCTCTTACTTGATATTCAGCACCATCTATTACGTTTAAATGTTGATATTCTAATATTTTACCAACTGCTATCTCTCTAAACGAATCAGTAACAGAATTACCATCTTGATCTTTTGTTTGTTTGATTTGCACCTCGTAATTATCAACAAAATTATCTGGCGATGCACCAATAGTTATAATTAATCTAGTGATAACAATACCATCAGCATATTCTATCAATTCGTCATCTAAGGTTACACTCGCTGGTGGACTTGTAGAAAAGGGGTTGGGCAGTGTGGTATCTGGTATTGTTGCCACTTCTTGCTGCGTACCAAAGGTATAATAACTGTCTTGATGCTCAGATAGTTGTAAACCTATAGTTTCATCTGCATTCAATGACATACCCTGTACCCTAAAAGGTTTTGCAGAAAAACTTGGCGTTGCATGAGTTACATTTACTATATCACCTATGCTAAGTTCTAAGGCTGTAGCATCTGCTTTCAATGTAACGTCTAAACTTGATCTTGACCTACGCAATATTATCTCTGCCATTTCCTGAGCCTGATATGGGCTTGTAAGCATAGGAAAATCAAACCTACCCTCTAATAATATGCCTCCATCGGCAGTTTTCATAGTTGCGTGTTGATCTGCTGTTGCTATGCCAGTCTCATCTACTGGGGGAAACTGTGCTTGGTCACTCATAAAATTTTTATCTGGGTTAATAAAATTCACTATTACTCTATTATATCGTGAGTTTTTGTTTTTACTTGATACTGTAATACCACCTAAAATATTGTCCTCAGTAAGTGTTATAGATGCAGAACCTGACGATTCGACTAATATTTTATATTTACCAGCACTAAAATTTAGGAATCCACGACAACCTTTGACAAACTCTTTAACATTATCAATAGCTTTTTTTGAAGTATCAACAACTGTATGACTATCCATCAAATCAATAGCACTAGCACCAGAAAAAGGAGTAATGTCAGCATCGCAAACATCGCCAGCAGTTTGCCAATCTGCAAAATTAGAATCAAAATAACTGTTAGCAATACCCATACCAAATCTATCGTTTCTTAGATAATCAAGTAGTTGATAAACTGGATTATCAGAATATTCCCATGTTGATGATGTATCTTTTCTATGTGAACCAGAACCACCAGTAACAGTGCTGTCTAAGTTTGGATTATAAACTTTTCTACCTTTTACGATTGCATTGACTGAGGGCAAAGAGCCAAATTTGTCTGAGTTCCAAGTAAAACGTATTGCTAAATATGCGTGTCCTCTAAGGCGATGATCGCTTGTCCATGATGATAATGTTCCTAATAAACTTGATGCACTTTGCGAATCAGTTCCATAGTGAGGTTCAACAGTAATTAAACTGGCTGAGTTTTCAGTATCATAGAAATTACTATCAGAACTTGCCACTGTGATTTGAGTATTATCTGCTATATCAGCACTAAATGTAACAGCATTGTCATTTACAAATATTTGAGTAATGTCGTCTATCTCACCCTCACTTAAAACGATTGCCATGTAAAGGTATTGGTTATCTGTTCCTGATGTTTCAAGAAACACTACATTACCACCAACTTTCCTTGTTCCGTAAACTACAGGAATATGAGCATTTGCACTAAATTTATTAACTAAAACACCTTTTGCTGTAAGGTCTTGTTGCATATCCCCATAATCTGGAATATCTGGGGGCTGATATAGCCAACCAACAAAATCCTCTACAAGATCAACGACTGCATCAACAACATCAGTAACAAAATCAACAATTTCCTCAAAAGGATTAAAACCACCCATTTATATTAGCCTCCAATTACCACCCATATTTTCAAAACCTAATTTTTGAAATACAGGATCAACTCCTAGACCTGAAGTTATAGATAAAACTATTTGCATATCCCCACTAATTTTTTTTACAGAATCAATCATTTGTTTTACTATCTTAAAATTTCTATACTCTTGTTTTATGTAAATCATTTGTATCATCATTATTTCTGTTTTACTAAAAAAGTATTCTGATTTGTTAAACATACAACAACCTATTAATTGATTTGTGTCTAAATCTTTAAGCAATATAATTTTACCCTTTTGCAATATTGTATTGATAAAGTTCAAACCTTTGCCTCTATCAACCTCTGGATAATTTAACTTAACTAAGTCTGTTTCTTTGTAGTGTATTAATAAATTGTAAATATCTATAACATCGCTTTTTTCAGCATAAAGCTGATGTATGCTTGTCATTCTCTACCCCATTTTATGTCTCTAACAGTAAGTGAGGCAAACTCCATACCCTTATCACCACTAAAAAACCTTTGCTGTGAATTATCGGTAGTTGTTCTACCACCAACTTTACTAAAGTTACCCCAGTGTGAAGTAACACTAATAATTAAATTTGCAGTGCTTGTATTATCGTTAATTTTGTATTCGTCTATCGTTCCATAAAATAATAAAAATGGGTCAGATATGAGGGCGTTATTAGCATCAAGATAACCTTTATACAAACTCACATTTTTATTAATTATGTTTTCATTCAGGGCTACACTGACATAAGTTTGATCTACTGCTGATAAACTAAATGATAAAGTGTTTTTTGTAGGTCTATTAGTTTCGTTTGCACCTGTAATACTTCTTAGATGACCATTAGATAAATATGTTTGTGAACTACCTGAAACACTAGATGTCAAATCAAATGGTGCTGTAGTAAGATAAACTCTTGATGAAAACTCTATATCAACTAAAAAAACTGGGTCTAGTATTCCAGTTGCTAGTTCTGTTTTAACTGCACTTGTTAATCCTCTTGGCATTACAAACTTTCAATGACATCAAATTCATATCTAAAGATAGGGTTTCCATCTTTATCATTTTGGTTAATTTTAAACTCTTGAATATCACTATTAAGATGAACAGTAAAAGGCACAGCATCATAAGTTACAGCACTATTATTAGCTAATGCAGTTCTCAGTGGTGGCTCTATTGTTACTGTTGCAGCATTACTTGATGATGTAACATCAGCAACAATCATATAAACTTTATCGTGAGCAAACTTAATGAAGTCGCCAGCTTTCAATCTACCAGCACCATCGCCAGCAAAACCATCAATATCTATTGTTGTATCTGCTGAGGAATGCACCCCATTAACAAGTAAAGTACCAGTTTCACTACCAAGAGCATTAAATGTACTTGGCAAGGTTATGGTGAAATTTTCCTTTCTTGATCTTTGTTTCATAATGAAAGCCATAATGGGGGCAAAGTCCTCTCGTTTCATAGGAGGGAATGAAACTGTAAAACTAAATCTTTGTCCTTGAACTTGTCGTCTAAATGTTTTTCCACTGTCTGTTTCTGACAGTAAAGTCTTTTGATTATTCTTGATATTAACAGCGTTGAAATTTGTACTAGGAAATGCACCACTCATATAATCGCCATCTTACCTTTTTCATTTACTGCATTGTTTATCATATTCACTATTGTTCCTCTGCTGTTTACTAATAGTTCATTGAAACCTCTTGCATCTACAGTATTTATATTAAAATTCACT